CTGCCTATCAATGCAGAGCCGTTTACAGCTAGATTTGATAATACATTAACGGGCTGGTCAGCAACAATTAATGTTCAAGTTCCAAACCAAAACAATCTTTGTATTGTTCCAATAACACCCAATAGCTAATGGAATTTAAAAACACCATACAAGCAATGCAGAAATTTGGCGGCAATGTTGTCAAGGAGGGAAGGTCTATATTAAAGAAAAAGAAAAAGACAACAAGTCGAAACACATTATATAATGACTTTGACTATTTAGTTACAGCAACAAAAGATGAAGTAACATTAGAGTTTGAATTTGGGGGTGCAGAAGATTATTGGGTATTTGTTGACGAGGGTGTTCGTGGCGCAGGGGGTTTTAAAGGTAGCGGAAAAATGCGGGGACAAGGCAGTCCATTTAAATACTCAACTAAGATGCCGCCAAGACAACCATTGATTAATTGGATAAAAAACAAACCAATAAAAGGCAGAGATAAAAAAGGGAGATTTATCACAAACAATAGTTTAGGGTTTTTAATACAAAGAGCAATATATCAAAGAGGATTAACAAGGACACAATTTTTTAGCAAACCATTTACGCAACAATTAAATAAACAAACAGAAAAAATAACAGAAGCGTTTGCAGATGACTTAATGTTATCATTAGACAAACAATTAAAAAATTAAAATATGGCTTTAGGAAGTATCACATTAGAGCAAAGACCTGTAGCGTCATCAGACAAAGTGCCTGTAATAACAAATTGGACACCAATCGTTGGCTATATGGTTTTGCAAGATGACATTAGTGGATTATTTTATTTTAGATTAATCATGGAGGTTAGATTAGATGATGGCTCAGGAACATTGTTAGCAAAAATAAAACAACGAAGAAACGGTTATGGCGATGATGTTACAAACAATAGAGCAAGAGCATTTTTTGATTTAAGAGATATTGTTAATTCGCAAGTAGTAGACACTGTATTTGACCAAAACCAAACGGGCATTCCTTTTGATTCAATACATACCATTGGACTAAATGTCCCCGCTAAACCATTTTCTGTAAATGGGGATAATAGAGAAGGAACAACACAAATCCAAACAATATATGTAAAAGCATATCAACAATATAGCGAATCTGCAACAGCAATTCCAGAAGAAGAAACAGGAACATCTGTTAATCATACATTGGTTTATATGGCTGCATCATTACCATTGCTAACGCCTAGAAGTGTGGTTGCCGCAGGAAGTGTAAATAGCACATATTTACAGGGAGCTGCATTTAACAAATATCAAACATCTGATAATAACGATCAATTTTTAAGTGACTTGGAAACAGATGCTGGAGATCATAAGATAACAGGATATATTAACTATGTTCAATGGAATGACACAACAAATGTTGGCGACTATCACACAGTCGCATTTTTAAATGATACTGCTAAATTTGATAGCGATCTTTTCCATATGGCTATTCGCTATTATGACAATTCAGGCGCATCTTTGGGGACTGTTGAATACATTGCAAATATAGAGGATAATGGTGGTTGGGAACCAGATGGAACAGAAGGAACAACAGAAGACAAGCACAGATTGTTATATTTTGGGTGTGGGCCAGGTAATTTAGAAGCACAAACAGACGAAACAGACGCACGACCTTCTGATGCAGCTTTTGATGGTTGGGCGTATTACACAATACAGGGATATAATTCTGCAAAATCAATAGCTAGAACTGCATTATATTATTTTATAAAACAAGACGGAAGTTGCAAAGGGTTTAAGGTTAGACGGTTAGGTTGGAGAAATAGTGTTGGTGGATATGATTATTTTAATTTCAAAGCAAAATCCACTCAAACAGTAGATGTAGAACGAAACACATATAACACATTGACGGGAAGATTTAATGCTTCTAAGTGGTATTATAATGATACT